AATGAAATGTCCATTGTTTTGTTGTTTTTAGGGTTTAAAAATTTGTTTTTAAAGTTGAGGTGTATATCGATATTACCTATATCTAAATATAACTTTTTCATCTTTTATTACTATAAATATACGACTATTTCTCCACAATACCAAATTTATTTTTGGAGGTTTTCTACCTTTCTTTGTAGGTAAAATACCGCTTTTTTGAGGTCTTCCAGTTCTTTTTGGGGGTCTTTTTTACCCGCTCTGGCAACATACTTAACTACATTGAATAAGTAGGCATCTTTGTCCAATCCCCATGCTTCACATACTTTAATTACTTCGTATACATTATCCTTTCCCCCATAGTGTTGAGGGCCGTTAACCATCTCCGTTTCCTTGCGAATTGGTATTGCGTATTCGGGTGTTTCTGAAAATGAATATTCTTCTTTTGTAATTTTTGGTTTTGCTGGCATTACTATTTCTTTTGTTTTGTTTTTTGTTTGCCACTCTCCCATTCGTTTATTTGAAATGGTAGGTGGTTTTGGCATTTGTGTTGAATAATCTCCGAATCCAAACATAAGTTATTTTTTTATCTTTTCCAAATTTGATACCACTTCTTTTGTTTAACATCTGGTTTAGCAAAGGGTTGGGTGTTATCCCACACATTCACTATTCCACCATATCTTACCATCATCATTTGACAAAATAATTGATGATATTCAGGTGGTATATTATCAAAGTCTGCTTTAATTACAACATCTAAATTTATACTCCTACCATCACCAATCATTAATTTCAATTGGTCTCTCATTTCAATAATTGTACTAGATTTCATTGTTAGATAACTTGTATCTCCAATGTAGTATTCTCCTTCTTTTTGTTTCGGTGCCATAACTTATTTTTTACTTTCCCAATATATTTCTCTAACTTTTTTACCCAATTCAGCATCGTTGGGTGTATCTAAAATTGTTCTGCTATTTATAGTAATAAGATTTCTATCTTCTTTTAAATAACAATCTCTACATAATTGTCCTGCTCCATCTACATATCCATATCTAAAATCTACATGAGTAGTTTTAAGTATTGTAGTTTCTTTACTACACATTATACATTTTTCGTAAATATCTAAACTTTCCATGGTTTATTCTTTTATTGTTTCTAATTTGTTTTTCAATTTTACTGCAAGAGCACAAGTTTCATATTCCTCAAAGTCAATAAGGATTTGTAATTGTTCGTCTAAAAGGTCTGTAAATTCTCTACTATCAATAGATAATGTAATAACTATAACCTCTTTGATTAAGACTTTTGCGAAATCAACTCTTTTCTTTTTATTTCTTATTCCGAATGAAATACCTTCTACGATTGCTTTTGCAAGTTCTCGTCTATTTGTTTCAAAAATATCCGAAGGGTCGTTTGCGTTAATTTGAATTGGTTTAAATCTCTTTCTTATTGACATAAATCAAATATAAGAAAAATATTTTAATTCTCCAAATTTTGAGTATTAAAACTTTTAAATACTTTTGTAGGTATCATTTTATAACCTGTATTGGATGTGGTTAAGATACAATTTCTAAATTCTTCCCAATCAATCATATAAGAATTATCCAACATACCACCTGTTTTTGACTTAACTACTTCATTTAAAGCATTAATAGTGTATATTGAATTTGATTGTTTCTTTCTATGTACTAAAATAGTTTTCCAGTCAGAAGGGATTGCATTAGAACCCTTCTCAACATTAAAAGTAATGAAAGCTTCTTCAGGTCTCACCTTACTTTCTAAAATGAAAACATTTGGATTAGTTAGGGTATAGTTTGTTAATATAAAATCAACCGACTTATCCAATTCTTCCTTTGTCGTAAAAAGGCAAAGTAATTGTGTGTTCATTATTTTTTCTTACTTTTTTGTTGTTTTACTGCTTGTTTTAGTGTACCAATTCTAGAGGTTTGAGTCTTTAAACTTTTATCCACATCTTTAATTGCTTTTAATAAAACCATATCAGTAATATTTGTTACCTTTTTAGATTGCAAAACCTTTTCTTTTTTCATTGCTTCAATGGTTACTCGTTTTCTGTCTGCTACAGGACGTTTTTCACCTCTACTTCTATGACTACCCTTTTGTGCCTGGCCTCTAACTATTGTATTTGAATGGTCTGGTGGGGGAATTTGTATTCCTTTTGCTTTTAATTTTTTATCATAGTTTGGGTCTATTCTTCTAAAAATGATAGCATCTCTTGTATTTGGATGCCAATAGTTCCAGGCCTTCATAACTACATCTATTTCGTCAGCTGACATGTTTTCTATATTTTGTTGATTCATTCCACCATAATCACCTTTACTAAATGAACTTACTAAATTTTGTAATAACTTTGCCTCTCTAAGATTTTTAACTTCTTGTTCTAATTTTTTAAGTTCCTTTTCTTCAGGAGATTGAGATAATTTTTGATTAATTCTATTTACCAATGCACTGGGTTCTAATGAATTTTTCATTTGATTTATAGAAGATTCCATCAAATCCCAGTTTTCAGGACTATCTAATCTATCTTGCTCTTCCAATAAAGTTGTTTTAATTCCTTTTTTCTTTTTTTCTGCAACATTTTTAATTGCGTTGGAATATGCAATTCTATGGTCTAATTGCATTTGATTAAATGGAACCACTTCACCTGTAACGGCACTTCTACCACCATGACTCAAATATAATCTAATAATATCTCTAGCTCTTTGTTTACCTGCTTCTCCCGTTGTTAATTTGGGGTCTACACCACCCGCCTTTTGAATCAATCCCATCACTCTACTATACTCTTTTTTACCCATTTCATTTATCATAACTTCCTGTACTCTATCAATATCCTGTTCAGAAACATCATATTTTGGGTAATCCAATTGGTAATCAGGATTCTCCATTCTCTTTTGGAAAAAATCCAGAGACGATTTTAATTGTTTTTCGGTTGGAGCATATAAACCTGCGCCCGAATTTGCTCTTACTTGTGTTGGAATTAAACCATTTTTTACAATATTAACAATAGACGCATCATTTAATTTTTGTCTTTTTGTTTCGGATTCACTACGTTTAAGTGATTTTGTATTACTTTTTTTTGATTGTTGGGTTGGTTTTTCTTTTGGTTCAAATACTTTACCACCTTTATCTTTACCAAATACATTTGATTTTGGTTTTACAGGTTTTTCTTCATCATCAGGACCTGCATCTACCATATCAATATCCTTTTCCGAATATCCTGCTGTAGCCATCATATTCTTTGCCATAGTATATGCTGCAGAATTTTTCTTATATCCTAATGCAGACGCAACAGTTACTTGGTTACCTGTTTCTGGATTTTTAAAGCTTTGTTTTAATACCTTATCCAATGATTGTTTTGCTTCATTCAAATAAGAATAATAGACTCTTGCTTTCTGTGCCATTGCATTGGCATCAGAAACACCATTTTCTCTTAAAATTTTTACTAATTTTGTAACTTGTTCCTCTTTGTTTAAATCAATAATACCATGTTCTACACGATATTCTAATTCTTTTAGGATTTCTTGGAAATTTATTGACATTTTTTTATATTATTAAAATGAATTTTGTAATTGTTTTGCAAACTTATCACCATATGTCTTTTTAGCTTTAGCTAATAAGTTATTCAAAATTGAACTTCTATATTTAATTAAAGATTGTGGCATGTGACCTTTTGAATTGTGATATTTTTGAATTTTTTGCATTTCAGCAGCTGATGATTTATCGTCCATCATTTTTGCTAATGCCATAACTGCACCATTGTGGTCGTTATTATCGGTTAAATCTGCTATGTTGTCCAGTTCATCAGATAAAGATACTCTTTTAGGTTCTTTTTTATCCTTATCGGCCATCATTTGATTAAATGCATTATCACCATATTTTTTTAGTTTGTCATCGTTACCAAATACTGATGTTCCACCAACTTTAGATGCTCTACCTGCAGTTGTTACTCTACCTGCAACTACTACCTTTGTATCAGGTCTTAATTTATGATTTTTACTATAAGTGTCAAATGCTGCCTGAGATGGAAAATCAATCTCATGTAATGGGATAAGGTTTATTAAACGCATATTTTGTCTATTAATTGTATATAATTATATGATATAAATATAAAATTTTAACTTATAACCTCTAAATTGTTGTAATTCTCTCCTTCTTCCACTCTAACCGGAAAATCACCCTTCTCCATTATCTCTCTAATGTCGTTTAGAAGATTTTCTCTTTCTACGGGATGTGTGTCTATAATGAAGGCATCATAAGTATAAAGTATCATTTTTGACATTCTCCCACTCAAATACTCTAACACCTCACCAATCTTCATATAATTGATTTCAGTTTCTAATGATTGTAGTAAATAGTTAAATACCTTTTGTTCGTTACCACCTTCAATTCTACTAAAAGGAATTTCTCTTTTATATAAGAGTGTCGTAAGTTTTCCCGAAATGACGAACGATTGGTATAATTTCTTAATATACTCATCTACCTTTTGGAAAAATGGAATTCCTCTTGCGTTATCATCTAATCCCCCATAAAGATATGTAAAGGTTATCTTCTTTGCCGTCTCATAGTCACACCCATAAAGGTTTGCAAGATGTTGGTGAGCGGTCTCTCCTTTTGGAAATTCATACCCAACCATTTTCGCAATCAAACGAATGTGATAAGACTCATAGTCAAATTGTAATAAAGTACCATGTGGATGACGACTAACGAAACACTCTCTCGTTCCATCCGACTTATTTAGAGCAGAGTAGTTCACGTTAAGATGTCTATTGGATGGCCTTCCGGTAGTGGTGTAGGGGTTATATTGTGTGTAGACGATATCATTTTTTCGCAGGTATTGCTCGTTAAAGTTAAAACTATCAATAAATTTTTCTCTAACGACTTTTACCCCAGCCCCTTCCAACCTTCCCAATGTTTTAATTGCTGATGTATATTTTCTATCCCACTCTCTTCGTGTACTGATATTTGGGATTGTTTTTAAGACTTCATACCACTTCATTAAAGGTACACAATCATTCAACTCTTTAAAGTCGTTTCTATACCCTCTATAAACCGATTCTACGACCTCATTAAAGATAAATGGTTTCCCATTCTCTTCAAAGTA